CGATAGACGGCCAATCGATCTAGTAACTTCTTCATTATTTCTGAAGACAATACAGCTGATAAACCATCAGTTGCTGCACTATAGTCGATTGAACAGAACCCGAAGTCGTCAGGCATTTCAAACCAGAGTAAATCTTCACGATTTGTCTCCATGGCTTGTTCCTGCGCGGTCGGCAATAGATCATACAGATCTGTCACCGAGAAAGGTTTCCCTATCAGTCTGAAACACGGCATCTTTCTCATAAGAGAATGTAACTCCTTTTGTACTTTCTTTCCCATGTAATATGGTAGAGCCGGACCCTTGGATATGACTCGCACCTTAAATGGTTCGATCACTCCTTGGATCATGGCTTTGTACTTTGGAATTTTTGAAGTTGATCCCAAATCACGGATCCTACGAAATTCTTCGTAAATTAACTCCTTATATGCCGCTTCCTTCCCCTCCTCGAAGTCCGTACTGAATAACACGTTCTTTTGGAGTTTCTTGTTCATCACAAAAGGTCCATGAATCTCGGTCATCGCTGATAACCTTGGTTCCTCGACTATGTGTGGACTTACACGAAACTCCTCTATCTTCGCATCATCATCATCCTCATCTCCAAACTCTGGTACTGCGGTCATCTTCGTGAACCGTTTTCCCATTTTCTTGTAGATCTCCTCAGCAATTGCGCCAAGTTGCCCGCCTCTTGAGCGGGTCGCCTCGTAAGAAGCTGATGATGATGCGACGTGTCTCTCGTTTTCTGGATGTTCGAAGTAATCCTTCAACTTGTTCTCAAGTCGATAAGATAAACCTCGTAACACCGGCTCCAAACGATCCAATACGTCCTCCACCGTACCACTAATCTCTCCCTCTCAGTTCAGACCGGGGTCCTCCTGTTTCATCTGATTCCGATGCTTTAGATAACTCTTAAGTATCGTTATACCTGAAACAGGTTGTGCTCCCCGTTTCGACTGGAGTAAAGAATACCACAAATGTGTATTTTTCCTCTTGTAGAAACGTAATCTCTGCCTACTCCATCTTTTCCACTTCCCTTTGGGAACGAATGGTACATCCGGTAATTCCGGTGCGTCATTTTGTAAATATGTGGACATGGGCGACAATATGAAATATTTCGCTCTCTT